GTCTAACCCAATCCTGAGAATAATACTTTCCAATATATGGTTCTGTAGTAGCAAGTAATGCTAATCTTTCATTCTGCAATTCTGTTTCTTTTAATTCAGTGAAGTGATTATCGTATAAGAAATCAAACTGAATATGCTCACTCATTACCTCCCAGTCTTCAGGAGTAATTACATTCGTTAGAAGTAATTGAGTTCTAAGCATATCACTGAACATATTTGAGAATCTCTTTCTCAAACGTCCTACAAACTTACTAAATTTAACTTCGTCTCTTAATATCTCAGAGGATCTTCCCAGATTGAATCCTCCTTCTCCGTCCATTCTTGATGTGGGTACGTTGAGCGACCTATATAATTTCTTTTTGAAGTACTCAATATCCGTGATTTCACCAAGGTTTTGACCTCCAGGTAAAGTAGAAATTTCAGTTCCACGACCTCCTTCCCTTCTAGGGAGCCAGAAATCCTCAAGCATTGCCATGTACTTTTTGTCATCTCGGACTTCTCCTGTGTCAGCATTGTAGACAAGTTTGTTCCGATATCTCATCATCACGTCACGGAGGTATTGCTCTGCTTTAACCTTCGGTAAATTTCCCACATCAATGTAGAAAATCCTGCGCTCTGGAGCACGGGATAGTCTATATATCACTAAACTATCTTCAATCATCCTTAATTGATTGAGAGATTTGATTGCTTTATGTAAATATGAAAGAGTAATTCCTTTATTTCTATCAACTAAACCTGATGTGCAGTATGTTATTGCATCCTTTGCAATTTTAATTCCCTGATTTCCACCCATTGGAGATGCATTACCCACTGGATATGTCTGTTTTGGGGTAAACATGAAATATTCTTCTATCTCTGGAAACTCAAATTCCATTGGGTTATCGTTATTTTGATTCGTAACCCTAAACTTATCATCCTTATTCTTTTTCTGTTGCCTTACATAACGCATTTTCATTGCGTCAATATATCTTATTTCTTGAATACCTGCTTCAGGATTCTTTAAATCTATTATTTTATGATAGTATAATCTACCATCTACATACCAATTCCTATAGATTTCATGTGCTTTCTTATCAAAATCCATCAAATCTTTGATGAATTTAAAAGCATGTCTAACCTTATCCTTAATACCATCACTAGCATTAAGATTATCTAAATTAATTTCTACTGGACTATCGTTTGTATCTGATACTAATGCTTCACTTATAATATCTTCTATAGCACTATCCGCTTCTGGATGAAGTGCCATTTCTCTATATCTTTTAATTAACTCAAATTCTGTTTTATAAACTCCTTCAATATCAACATAAGAACCAAAAAAACCACTACTCAAATAATAGTCATTCCCGTCCTCGTTATTAGGAGGAACGGGAGAGACCGCCGTTTGGGGTAGTGATTGTTCGTCGGTGTCCTCTATCGAGAACCCAAAGAGTTTTGCCATGATTACGAAACTTTTTTACTATTTATCAACCCTAGATTAGTTAGGATTTCCAGCCCCTGTTAATCTGAGAGATTGAACTTGGAATTCAACAGTGAACTCCTCTATAGTATCACCTGTATCGTAAGATAAGTCAATAGCTGAAACATTTGTTGGAAATATATTAATAAATTCGTATTCTTTTAATACTACATTTTCAGTTCCACTATTGTTCTGACTGCTTTTTTCTGATCCTCTACCAAGTTGGTATACTTTAGCATTGACCATATAGGCAGATGGGTCAGTTGTTCCCATATTATCATCTAGATTAGCAATTTGCTGTGTCCAATTTTCAAAGGCATTTCTAAATCTGAAGTCTTCATCATTGATAACCGTGATAGTCCACGTATCAATTGTTCTGTCTCCAGCAACTTTAAAAATNCGACCTCTGAATGGGATGTCAATATTTGCAATATTCTGAGCAGGTAATGCTGCAGCTTTGCACATAAACTGAAATATATCNGCATCCCAATTTGNTACTACGTTAGGTGGTAACGTAGTAAGTTCAACTTCAAATAAATTCGGTCTAGCACCGCCACCTATCAGTTTCGACTTAAATTGCGAAATGTTTTTGTTTGCTCTGGATGTTGCCATTGATTAATTTCCTCCTGTGATATTTAGAGCTAGAACTTAAACTCTACCTGCGACTTCTTCAAAGCTAATACCAGTTCTGGTAGCAACGAAGGTCAAGGTAATGTAATTGATAGACTTTGCAGGCTTCAGGAAGATGTCTGCTCGGAACTCATTATTATCAATAANATCAGGAGTGTTATTTGTTGTGTCACAAATAACGAGGAATCCGTAAAGTCCTCTCTTAGCCTGAACATCACGTAGGTAAGGTTCAACAATGTTACGGAAGTTTGCTCTTGTTAACTCATCGTTGAGTTCAAAGAGTTGAGCCTGTGCTGCTTTTTCAAGTGCTTGCTCAATTGTAAGGAACAAACGACGAACGTTAATGCGATCAAATGCTGATGCATATCATAATGCAGTCTTATCACCGAAGAGAAGTGTTCCAATACCAGGTGTGGTAATGAAAGAGTTAATTCTCTGTGGATAAAGTCTGTCTCTCTGAGATTTACTTGGGTTATATGCAAGTTTAACTGCATTGTTTATAACACCTCTTTGCTGTCCAGCAGGTGAGAACCAAGGATATGAAGTAAGATTTGTGCGACACATTAGACCAGCAACGTCACCATTACATGGAATGTAACGGAATTCATTGTTAAATCTGTCGAACATATACTTATAACCACTATCAAATACACCATAAGATGATGATTGAAGTGGACTAAAGAAGTTAAGAACGTTCTCAGTCTGAGTCTCAGTGTTAGTGATGTTTACAACGTTTGCCCTATGTGGACTAATTGTTGCCATACAGTCTTTTCTATCTCCAGCAATTGAAAGCAATTGATTTGCTTTTGCTTGAGAATCAGATTCTGTATCACATCCTGGACCCATGATGAGGTAATCAACTTGAGTCTCATCTTTATTTGAGAATAATCTATATGAAGTCATTAGGTCTGCTAATGTAGCCTTCATTCCACCTTTTACTTCTCCAGATGGAATTGAACCATAATCTTGTCCATATAGTAGTTTGTAACTTACGTTACCTAATGCAGAGTAAGTAACACCCTGTGCATCTAGACCCCATAAACCATCTCCAGTTGTAACAGGAGTAANGGCTGTTGAGAATCCAGTTGCTAAAGGAGCAGTTCCGAAGTAAGAATCAGCAGATTCAGATGGGTTCTTACCTGCGTATAGATTATCAGAGTAAGTTGCAAGATAATCTTTATAGTATGATTTCTGTGGTGGATTGACTGCAGAAACAGCATCTTTTGCCTTAGAAAGATTGAGATGCTTCTCTATAATGTTTCCTTTGATTCCAGTAAGTCTACCTTCATCATCAACTAGGACAACATGTAATCCATCATTTTTACCACTTCTTTCAGTAACAAAATTACTACTGATTGGTTTAGGTGCTAATGTCTTCCAGTAAACAGTGGCATTTTGAATACCTAATGTTTGCTCATCATACCAATCCTTGGCAGAATTGATAACAGGATTAGCAGTGTGACCAGTCTTAATACCTGAATTGTTAATAAATTGACATGCGGATGTCTTACTAAATGCAGTTATGCTATTACCTTCAGCATATTCGATTGGATAGTAAGATGTAACACCTGCAATTGCAGAAACTCTTGATGTAATCTTAACATCAATTGTTGACATTGTGTTACCAGTTCCTGTTGCAGTAGAAACACCAGTAATGATTCCCTTAAGATATCCAGTGAATCCACCAGTTGTTCCAATACCTGGAATAATTGCTCCGTCTATATTGGCAGTAACACCAAATCCAACACGAGCACCAGCAAGAAATAGGTTACCAGTTGCAACACCAATTACTTGGTCTGCAGCATCGTCAATTTGACAAACTTGAAGACCGTTACCCCATGTGCCAGGATTTTTTGCGGAATAAGTAAATGTTGCATCACTTTGATGATTGTTTAGATAATCATCATAGTTGTAAATTTTAAGTGTTGTTGTTGATGCAATACCAACACCTGCGTTAGCATTGTTTAGGTTATCACCTGCAGTTCTAACAACTTTAAGAACACCACCATATGAAAGGAAAGAAGATGCAGTCATCCAGTATTGATACTGTGCATCTGTTCCTATGGGTGAACCAAAGGTATTAACTAGTTGTTCTTCAGTGCTAATTTCGATTACGTCATCGACGGGACCGATTTCAAAAGGTCCAGCGATCGCACCGATATTATCTAATACATTCTCTGCTCTTCCTACGGTTAAGTCAACCTCCCTTACCAGTACTCCAGGAGATAATTGAGGAGTGGCCATGTTTTTCTCCGATGTCTCAGTTTATCTGAAAATATTTATTCAAAAGGTTATTTTCAGCGGGGAAACATGGAGTGAACTTTACCAGTCTGGATATGCCCAATCACTAAATGCTTTCTTTTTTCTTTTATTTACTATTCTTCTTATCGTGCATATCTTACATTCATATGAATATGATGAGGGAACTGCCCCTCTACTCTTTCTAGTTCTATAAAATCCATCAATTAAATTTTTTTCTTCTCCACATACTCTACACTTTCTATCAACAAGTAATAAATGACCAAGTTTTAATTGTTTGTCATCAAATTCCATTATTACATATATTCCCACATATGTGACATATCACCATACTCATCTCCTGCTTTTGCCTGAAACCACCTATCCCCATCAGCATCAGTAAAACTCTCACTATTCAATCCATCATCCATAAACCCAAATGGAGCCATATCTTGTTCTATTTGATTTTTTTGTTCGTCATATAATCTTTTTCTTACATCCTGATCAGTAAGTTCTTTGAAATAATCATTCTGAACTAACCATGCATATATTACTAAACACATAGCAAGGTCATCATTACACCCTTCTTCTGCCTCAAATGAATTATGTTTCTGAATGAATGTTGTTAATTCGGATATAATTTCATAATCTTTAAATACTATCTTATCAGATTCAATAAGTGCTTTTAAATTAAGAGATCCAACCTTTTTAACAGTTTTGGACATCTTAACTCCAAGTTGNGTTTTCTTNCCAGAGAACCCTTGACCAACAACTTGACCTGCTCTGCCTCTCATAGAACACATTAATAAGTTTTCATATTCAAGATCAAAGTTTAGAATAGATGCAACCTGATCACCAATATCATTTACCTCACACATTATAAATGCATTATTATATTTCTTTGCTATCTCCCATATTACATTAGGAAATATCATTGGTTTAATTTCATTATTCCTATACTTACCAACAATTCTGTGAGGGAATTCTGTAATATCAACTAATACAA